CTTTAATATTAGCACCGAATTTAAAAAAAAAACTAAGACCATATCAAGTAGGACAAATCATGATGACACTCAAATTGTTTAGGACTACCAAGGGTTATAAGGCAGATAACTATCATGACCTATCTATCTATAATGATATGACCTTTGACTTACACAAAAAAGATATAGACAAAAGAGATAAAAATGACTAAGTATTTAAGAATTAAATCTGGCGAAGCTAATTTTCAGTTAGTTGAAAGATTTGATGAAGTAAAGAAAGCTGCCGACCCCAACGCACAAGGGGAAGTTGTAGAATGTAAAGTTGAGAATATTAAATTAGACTTTACTAAAGTAACAAAGGAGAAAGATGGAAGAGTTAAAGACTCGCCTTCAAAAGTACAGGGATCTTCAACAGAAGAAACACGAGAAGTTCCTGGAAGCAAAGAGACAAGTAAGTAAGTATCAAAAAGATTCTTACAGATTGTTTTGGAAAATTGAGAAGGCAAAAGAACTTTTAATGACAACTAGATAGTCATTAAAATTACTGCTGAAAAAAAACAAACAAATCTGTAGGGGATCTATGACTTTAATTAAACAAGAGTTTCAAAAACATATTAAAAAAATAAACAACAACGACTTTATTTACAAGCATAAGATAGCTTTCTTTTTATTATCAGAACAACAGCTTCAATTATATGAAGAAGGATTTAGAAAAGGTTTTGAGTTAGCACAACAAAAAATGTCTGACCATGTAAGCGAGATAAAAGAAACACACATTGTACCAAGACAAATGGAAAGAAAAATTATTGGTTATCAGTTTAGAAAACCTAGACAAACAGAAATAGACTCTGTGATTAATAAAGTTTGTATTAAGTATGAGGTAAGTAAGAAAGAATTATTTACTAAGACTAGGACCACAGATATTGTACGATCCAGAAACATTATTCATAATATACTAAATGAAAAATATAAGATGAGTCTGTCAGATATAGGTAGAATTTTTGCACAAGATCATACTACAGTTTTAAATTCTATACAAATGAAACAACATAGAAGAAGATTTTGGAATGATGAGCAAACAATATGGCAGGAGTTTCAAGAACTTACTTCTTAAATCCAGACTTCATATTTTTATAAGACTTTGAAGATATAGTAGATTTCTTTTTTGATCTACTTGTACCAGCTTTTTTTCTTTTGTTTATATTATAATACAAACCTTTTTTAGCTGTCTTACCTGACTTTGTTTTGTGATAACCTTTTTTCATTGTTCTCCTTATGTTGATTCATTTTTAACACACAGTATTTGTCAAAGCAACTACCATCTTTACCATCATGACAAAACCTTTGTTTATTAGCTGTAACTATCCATCCACCTGCATCACTCATGAGCATCTTCTTACACCACTCACAGTAGCCACAGATTAATGATTGTTCTCCAGGTTTCTTCCAAGTTTTATTTCTTGCCACACTTACACTTTTTTTTATTTCTCTTACTAAAATTAGTAAAGTCCATATCAAAAACATCATTGATCTTTTGATTCAAACCATCTATCCAACCAATAAATTTATATATAATTTTATCTAACATTTCCATCTTCTTCTTGCTTGTCTTATTCTTGAGTTAGGATCATTCCTAGTTTTAGCTGATGAGTTTCTAAGTTGTCCAGCTGATCTAGCACAATAACTTTTTCTACGCTTAGCATCTTTAGAACCTTTCTTAACTTTACCTGTTACTGCTGTCTTTAATTTAGATCCTGGATTAGCTTTTCTATATCTTGCTACACCTTTAGCTGTCATCCCAGCACCTTTTTTTGTAGGTCTGTAGTTTGCGTTAGATCCTTTGGTAGTTTTTCTTATAGCCATTATTCTAATATTAATTTTTTAATTGATTTCTCACCCATATAAATTTCTACTTCTGCTTTAGATTTTATACATTTATATTCTATATGATTTTTAGCTTCTCTGTTAGCAATTCTTTTACCTTTTAAACAATCAGACATAGTAGGTTGTATTCTATGTTCTTTAATCTCATGGTTTACTATCATCAATAATGCTACTACTGTTTCAACCATGTCCATTACCATTTGCTCTAACTTTATCTTTTATCTTTTCAATATCTTCTAATGCTTTTTCTAATTGTTTAGTTACAAATTCTATATTAACTTTGTTGTGCATCATATCCTCTATTCTAGTTTCAATTTTTTCTACTGTCTTATATAAATCTTCAAGCAACATAAACTGTTCTTGATCTGTTGGTAGCTGCTCAGATTTTTTAAGTAGATCAGCTTGGAATAATTCTCTTGATGTCTCTAATGATGTAAGTCTACTTGTTACTTCTGTATATGCAAAGACACCCATAGCAACTGCTATGATGATACCAATCATATTTTTCATTGGCATACTTACAGATGTATTTTCACTAATCTTCATTTTTAGGTTTTGGTAGGGGAAGTATATAATCTTTTGGTGGTATTTTCAATTTGCTTTTAGATGGTTCTATAAACTTATCTCCCATTAAATTGAGTTCTGGATTCTCTTTTTTGTAGTCATCCTTCATATCATCCCACAAACTTTTAGAATCATTAGGTCTAGTGTTATCTCTTGCAGGAGTTACACCTCTACATTTTGATACCAACAATCTAAAGTTTTTATTCTGTGCAAGACTAGGATTACTATTAACTCTACCACACATCTTCATTAATTCTAATTGTTGTTTTAAATTTACATTTTCTTTTATAGTTTTACAATCTACACCTAAATATTTTCTGTATGTAAAACTTAAATATTGTTGTTCGTTAGTGCTATTGTCTGAGTAATTATAATCAGTATCTCGTCTCTCTGTTCTTACTTCCATATCACCACATCTTGCACCATACTCATTAAGATATTCGTTTCTAGGATAAGCAGGTTCTACAAAAAAAGCTAGTATTGTAAAAGCTAGAACAAGTAATCCTGTAAAATAATAATTCATCCTGAGAACCTCCATACATTACCTGTTTAAATCCTTGATGTCATAACTATGCTCACGCACTTGGTCAGCAAGAGTTCTGTATAAATTTTCTGCCATCTGCCATGTAGCTTCAGCAGAAGATAATCTTATTTTTAAATCTTCTACTTTGTCTTGTTCTATTTTTAATTCTCTTCTTAGATCATTAACTTCAACAGCTAATATTTTTGTAATAGCAGTTTTATTTCCATTAATAGTGTCAGTTAAATTTACTATATATTTAACACCAGTAAATGTTCCAAACAGAACAGATGCTATAACTGGTATTAATACAAAATTTTTTTTAAATAGTTCTGCAATGTTCATTCACAAAATCCTCCAATAAACTGAGTGCCATCTTTTAAAAACCATTTATTAGATTGGTTATCAAAAATAGCAATATCTTCCCTTACATCATCTATCGCTTGAAAACAATTCTTTTGTTGTGGTAGCGGTAGATACATAAGGTTTAGTTTACTGGAGAGTGTGAACTCTGCTTGTGAACTTAATAAAATAATAACTAATTTAGTCATCATCTTCCACCACCTTTATATCTTGTTTGTTTCTTTTGTCTTTTTTCACTTTTGTTTAATGATTTTTTATGTCTACCTGGTCTTTTCTTTGGCTTATCTCTAGGTACAAAGTGTGTAAACTTCTGTCGAGCCATTACTTTTTCTTTTTATATTTAGGTTTCTTTTTCTTTTTCTTACCAGTTTGTTGAGATAACATAGTTACCTTTTTACTGTATTGTTGTACAAAACTTTTAGTAATCATTTCTTTCTCATAATATCTGCACCTTTAAGACCATAGATAGCTGATATAACTCCTATAAATATAGCTTGATACCAGTAAGGTAAGTTCTTAAAATACTCAAAGAATAAATCTAATTTAGTACGAATCTCAGGATCGTCAGAGAAAACAGACCAAGCCAATAGCAGCATAGGAATGGATATAAGAATGAGGACAAACTCATCCTTCCAACCATTATCATTGCTCTCAATAATCTTCGCTTTATATTCCAGTTCACCACTACTCATCTTTTCTGCATGACGCATTTGTGCATCTGCCATCAGCATTTTTGTTTGCTGCTTTTTTTTGTATATATGAGATCCTGCTTGAACTGCAAGTTTAATCGCACCTAACCACATTATCCTACTACCTTTCCATCTTTCCACTCCATGTCTGGTAAGCCATTGTCGAACTTCTTACCATCATAAGTTAAGACTTGCTTTCTATTTGATCCTGATTCGTTGTAAGATACATGAACCCAACCACCAGCAGGATCATCTTTACTATAAAATTCTAATATAAGTTGATCAAAGTCTACATTGTTTTCTAACCAGTAAGCTACTTGAATGTTAGGTACACCTGCAATCTCAAAGTCTACTGCCTGACCCTTTGCGTGTTGTGAAGTTTTCTTTGAACCAATAGCTTCGCATAATGTTTCTGATCTATATCCTGATGTAACAGTTATAGGTTTATCAAACTTAGCTCTTACTGGTTCTAGTATTTCATAACAAACATTCTCAAGGTTTTTTATATCACCAGCTCCAGGTGTATTATCAATACCCTTACGAGTTGCTGTCATTGATTTAGTAAATTCTTCTAGTTTAAAATGTTTAGATAGTTGCATAGATTATTTTTACCTTTAGTTTCTTTTGTTCCACAGTTGTTTGGCGGTTAATAAGAGATCCTTTACTATTTCTCTTATAGCCATCTTTAGCCATGTAATCTTTTTTTCTATAATTTTTAGTCTTAACATCAAAAGCATTATACTCACCTGTAGTCATATTTAAAGTAACAATATCCACAGGTCCTAGTCCTCCAAGAGGTGTAAATACAAGGATATTTGGGTCTTTGGCAAGGTCAAGCTGTGCTGCAAGTTCATTAACAAGTCCTGTAACCGCCTTCTTTCTTCTAGCCATAAAGACATCCTAGTAAGTATTAAAGTTTTTGAAACAAAATAATTATAATTGTAAACATACCACCTATCAAAGCTGTCATAGCGTAGTACATGTGTCTTTCTATTCTTGTAATCTGGTTTTCTAATTGCTTCATTCTATCGTGAGTTTGTTTCTGCATAATACGACAAAGTTTTTCGTGTGATTCTATTCTCTCTATTGCAGAATTTTTAGGCATTAGATTTCTTTATTCTGTTTGCAAGTGTATTGCGTTGATAGTTTAAATTTATTAACTGTATCTGTATCCATAGCTTCTAAATATTTTATACTTGTATCTAAAGCTACTATCGCACATTCTTTCCAAGTGTCAAAAGTTTCTTGGTATCTTATTGGGTCTTTACATTCCCCTGTAACAAATGAACATACTGAAAGCATAAGCACAAATTTCATTATCTCGCAGTTGCTGGTACACCAGTTGATGTTACGAATGGATTTTCAGCAAAAGCCATGTAGATGTATGTTGCACCAGAACCATTTGCACCTGTGCTTGTTGATCTTATTTTCACTCCATTACTTAAAAAATCCATTTTACCACTTGTAGTATTTTCTGCATCACTAGCATTAGCTTTTAATAATTGTTCTACAACATTATCTGAATCTCTTTTATTATCCATCATGTGCCAGTTATTTCCACTAGCAGTATTTTTCATCATAAACCAAGCTGGTTTAAATCCTGTATAAACAAATGTACCATCAGCATTTCCATTTCCTGTGTAGCTTCCAAATTTTGAGTAACCTTGTTTTTCTGCAAATAAATATGCCACATAAGTCATACCATTACCATTTGTAATTCTATCGTTATTACCAACAGAGAAAACACTTGAAGTAGGATCGGTGTCATTCCAAACAGATGTTCCAGTATCTGCCGCAGCAGAAGAATCTAATTCAAGTCTTTTATTAGCAGTACCAAGACCAACATGATAAACACCCCAGTTTCCAGTTGTACTTCTAGTTTTAACAATCATCATTTTTGGAACAGCACCTAAATTATGTGAGATTGTTCTTGCAGTTTGATTTCCAGTATATGTAACTATATCAAATCCAGCAGTTGCAGATTCTTTCCAGTTCCAAGCTACTCCAGTTCCACCATTTGTATAATTTGCATTGTCTTGGTCATCTAATGTAAAACCATTACTACCAAAAGCAGTTAAAGTATCAGGTGCATTAGCATTTTCTGCGGCATTGCTTTCTGCACTCAAATATTTACCTACTCCAGATACTGAATTATATAACATATGACCGTAAGCTTGTGATCTTGATTTTACCCAAACAAAATCTGGTTGCATATTTGTGTTACCATCAAATGTAATAGCATTTGAAGATGCATTACCTGTGAATAATTTGCATTGAAAGTATGCTGTTGGATCGTCTA